AAACTCGCGCTCCTTCCACGAATTATGAATCTTGGTCTGAGTCGAATCGAGTTCTGCGTATTTGGCGTAGATCTGTGATTGGTATTCAGCGAAGATTACTGGGTCACTTGGCATTCTGATCAGCGAAGTCTTCGCCGCCTGCAGCCGTTGGTCGCCAGGCTGCAGCCATTCCTTGGGAATCTTGGCGCCAGAGGGGCCCTCTACTTCAGTAAGCCGATTGTATTCATCGGCAGCTTTGGCTAAATCAAACTGGACATTGGCTCGCTGAGTGAACCTATTGGCGTAAGCCAGTTGCAGCGGGCTCAACGACTGGACCTTGGCGTAAGCCCTGGCCGCCCCTTCATCGCCTGCCTGGGCTTGGCGGTACAGCTGGTCTCGCAGCTCCGCCAGCTGCTGGCCTGGATACTTGACCTGCAGGTCTTGCGCAAGCTGCTGGCCGACCAGCTCGGCACGCCGGTCGTCAACCTTCAGCTTCTCGACGTACTGCTGGCCGAAGGTTTCAAGGACAGGGCTGAAGCTGCCCAGTGCCCTGGCCAGGTTGGCCATGTCTTGGCTGGCAGCAGGCAGCTCTGGCGGCGCAAAAGTGCGGACCGGGCCGCCCAGCGTGGGAGCTCCCACCTGCTGAAATGTGTTCACTGGCGCCGCCTGCGGCTGCAGTGTCGGAACCCCCAGCGACTGCTGGGCCAGGGCTCCGCCTGACGCCATCTGCTCTGCGCCACCCAAGAGCCGCTGCGACGTGGCACGGCCTGTTTCGCCGTAGGTCTGACCGGTAGAGAGCTTGGCCATGGCTTAGTACGGCTTGATGGTTGGCGTATAGAGGGCGTCCATCTTGAACGCGCCAGCGTTTTGCGTTCCTGAGATGGGAGGCAACTTGGGAGGCTGCCCCAGTTTGAGATTTTTGATTTGCGCCGCGGAAGCCATGCCTGTCTGCACTCCTCCCACCACGGCTGCCGCACCCTGCAGGACGTAAGGGGCAGCACTGGGGGCCTGGGCGTAGATCGGTTCCAGTGGATCGAGGATCGGCTGCATCAAGTACGGCTGCTGACTGGCCAGCCGACTGCCCCTGGTCGCCGCGGCCCCGACCTTCTGCTGTTGCGTCTGCGCCGTCGTAAACGCCAGGTTGCGCTCGGTGGCAAAGTCAAATGCCGCCTGCTGCCTGTAGTAATCGGCGATCAGGGCATCGACCGACGAGCCAAGACGACCTGTCGCCCTGACCTCCCCTCGAGCCTCTTGGGCCGATAGGGCTGCCTTGCGCTGCTGCTGGGCCGCGGCCTCCTGCTCCTGCATCAGCCGCAGGTTCAGCTGGGCGATGTCATTGGCGTAGGCCGTGTCCGCCAGCAGCCGGTTCTGCTCCATCACCGACGCCTGCTGCTGCTGCTTCAGCTGCTCAAAGCCGCGGGCCGATGAAGCCTGCATCTGCTGGAAGCGGAAAGCCTGCTCCGCTTGGGCGTTGGCCTGGGCGGTGTTGGCCTGGGCCTGCTGGTACCCGGCAACGCCTTGGGCGATGCCAAGGCCAGCGGACAGGACGCCCAGCGTGATCGATACGGGCTCACACATGGCTCATCCTCACAAACTCCAGAAACGCTCGACCTTCTGCTCCATAGTTTGAATGCTCGGCGATAAAGGTAAAGCCCATCCACCGAAGCCATTTGACGTGAATCGCGTTGCGGGCATCCGCGTAGTTGAACAGCACCTTGTAACGCCCTCCCACTTCATCCAAGTATCCCCTGGCTTCGCGCAGGAACCGCAGCCGGTTGGCTGGGTCGTCGACCATCTCGTCGGTTCCCAACAGCCAGATCCGCCCCAAGCCTTCCTCTTGCGGCACCACGCCCCACATGCCCATGGGCCGGCCGCTACGGCCGACCATGGTCATGCAGGGATCACCCTTAAAGAAGCAGTACATCAACGCCTCGGCAGGCGTTTGGCCACAGCCAGCGCGGACCTCGTCGGCATCCTCCTGTCGCATGTTGTTGGCGACAGGCAGGATGTCCTTCACCACAGACCGTCGGGTGTGTGGTCTTACATCCGCCCCGCCCTGGTGTGATACCACCCTTCCCATTCGGCTGACTGCAACCTGCAGGGTAGGGCGCTGCTGCTTGCAATCTGAATCTTGGCGTCGATGTTCTGCGTCATGACTGGCACCCTGAACTTGCCAGTGCGCAAAGGAAGCTCGCCAATGCTGATCTCGGAATCCCCGAGCTCGAGACCGTTGTAGGGGTAGGTGTAAGTCGTCCTGCCCCGGGGGGTGACCTTCAGCTCGAAGTGCGACGTCTGGTCGAAGATCACCGTCCAGGTGCGCAGCTGCAGCTTGGGGCCGGCCACAACAGCCAGGCCACCGCCAGGCGGCTGCTCCTTTAGGTACTGGGTGCTGAACTCGTAGAGCATGTCGTAGAGCTCACCCACATAGAACTTGGAGGCAGTCAGGTCCCCGCGGACCACCAGGGTGCCGTTGCCACCGGTCCCGCCTGTCAGCGTCTGGCTGATAGGTACCACCAACTGCCCATGCTGCAGGGTGTTTCCTGCGAATGACCGGCCGACGACGACCATGCTGCTGTCGGCAGCAATCGGATAGGGCAGCGTGATGGTGCTCTGGACATCGAGGCCCGCCGGGTTGGTCAGCGCCACGGAGCAGCTGGCCTCAGTGGTCTTGCGATCCAAGAGAATCTCGACCTCGGTGCCCGTGTCGACGTTCTCCGGCCGCAGGATCACCTTCTCCAGGTAGACACCATTGCTGTATTCGACGACCAGGTACAGCTCGCTGTCGACCATGCTCGCGCCAATGATCGACTTGGCGCCTTTCGCCTCCCAGTAGGACCAGGACGACTGCAGCTTGGTGTCCTGCTGGAACAGGAACTTGTAGAGGTAGATCCGCTTGGGCTGGTCCTTGCTGATCAGCAGGATGCTCTCCTCCGAGGCAGACGCAATCAGCGTGCAGAGGTTGCCTGGGATGAGCCTCGGCACCGATGCCGTCACCTCTTCTGACAGTGGCACCGGGCCGCTGGCGTCCGGCAGGAAGAACTCCCGCAGGCCGGAGAAATCGCCCTTAGGCACAGAGAAGTAAATCGTCCGGCCGACGCCCACTGGGTCGACCTCCGGCAGCATCTCGAACGTGGTGACAGGCGTGATCGTCGCTGTCTTGGGCGTCAGGGACGTGCCGATGTTCGAGCCCGAGTCGAGCCGGAACTGGCCGTGGCGGCTGAAGAGCAGCAGGACATTGGCAAAGGCCAGGCTGCTGACCAGGAAGTTGATCTGCCGGCCGCCTGTCGTGAGATCGATCGGGTCGCTGTCGACGACGGTCTGCACGGTCTCGGGCCAGAAACGGTCGTAGCTGTCAGCGGCAGACAAGATGATGTTCTCGTCGGCCAGGAAGGCCAACCGGTTGCGGAACAAATTGACGTTCTGGATCTTGCTGCCGACAAAGGTGGGCTCTGGCGCTGTGGCCAGATCACCGGCGACACGACCCGACCAATCAAATTGCTTAAATGTAAATGTGCCGTCATTGTTGCGAACCAGCACATGCGGCATTGTTGCCGGGTCAAACTTGTAGACAACGCCAGGCGCGACTGTCTCCTTCCAGACGCCATGGCCAGTGCCGCTGCCAGTATTTGCGACGAATCTGACGTAGTAATCGTCGGCCCTGGTTACAGCGGAGCCTTGGATCTTGACGATGAAACCGTGCTCCGCTCTGGTCGGGAGGTCGCTCAAGCTGTCCACAGTTCCCTTGACGCCGACGATCATCTCGCCACTTCTGCTGTCAAGGGTCGCGAGCGTGTAATCAGCGCCGCTGGTCCTGGTGATCATCACGTTGCTTTCGTAGCTTGTGACAGTCCAGCCGGTGCCAAGCGCAGTCGAAAGGCTTGTCGCCAGCGCTGACGCAACGGTGACAACATTAGGAACTGCGCCACCAGAGTTTGCAGTCGTGTGAGTAACAGTGGTGCTGTTGACTGTAATTGTGTACGTCGTTGCGTAATCAGCTGATTTCACAAACACCATCGACTTAGTGCCCCAGGTCGGCGACAAGTCACCGCCTCCAGTGAGCATCGAAACCGTCTTTTCGCGATTGACGATGAATGTGTAATCAGCGACTGACGCAACCCTGAACACATTGCTGGGCTCGCCAGTGATGTCCAGGTACCCAGTGCCGTTTGGCGTGGTCACGGTCTTGACGCTGCCATCCAGCCCGAACACCTTGATGGCGTTGTCTTGGATCAGCACCAGGTACCTGATGGTCGCGTCACGGTCGACGATGGTTGTGAACGGCCGGCCAGCTCCAGCTGAGCCATTGAACAACTTGCCGAGGTTGTAGCAGGGAGGACGCTTTTTCAGTCCCTCAACCGGGGACGACATGCAGTTGACGACCTGCTCGGCCTGGGATGCCAGGCGCAGCGCAGCTGGCTGCTGGCTGATTCCATTGATCAGGTTGGGGATGGAGCTGCTGACGAGTGGCATGGCTCAACGCTGCAGGGCCCGGCTGGGCATGAAGGTCATGAATACACCGGTGTGATTCGGGTTGCCACGCAGCATGTTGGTTTGGCTGACGGCCCCCTCCTCTTCCATGAACAAGGCTCGAGCCTCGGCCTCGGCGGTGATGTTGATCTTGCTGAGGTCTGCGCTGCCCAGGATCGCTTCCTGCAGATGCCGGCCAGCCTTGATGGTGATGTACTGCCGGGCGTGCTCGGGGAGCTCCTCCCACTCGAGGAAGTACGTGACGTCCGCGTTGAAGGCGTCAGTGAACTGGTACGTCTTGGACCGGCGGTCGTAGAGCTTGTCGCCGCGCTGGACGACGTCCAGTGATGGATAGCTGTAGGGATCGACCACGACACGGCTGACGTTGGGGGCCACTGCCACCTCTTGAGTCACCGCGTCGGGCAGCATCTCCCGCTCGTAATCGGTGTTGAACGACCAGCCGTCCACCTGGACCTTGCGGCTGATGTCGTTGAGCATGTCCTGGGCCTGCTGCGCCAGGCCGAACTGGCCATTGAGGCTGTTGACGGGCGCCTCGCCCATCATCTGGAGGACGCGGTTGACCGCTTCCAGGAAGGTGGTGCGAGCAAGTGCCATCGATCAGCTCAGAAATGGGGAGGGGCCCCGTAGGGCCCCATTGAAACCGCTCAGCTGGTGGCGGTGTAGATCTCCACGGCGCAGTCGGGACGCAGGATGTTGGTACCGAGGGCCATGGAAGCAACCATGAAGGTGCCTTGCCAGAGGGCGTGGACGTCGGAACCGGTCTGCTCCATCTTGAGATCCATCAGCTTCACGGTGCCGACGGCTTGCTTGTTGAAGGCAAGGGCGACGGAGTCGGTGAAGTTGGCGGAGTAGTCGTTCTGCTCACCGCTGGCCGTGGAACGGTTGGTGGTGGGCAGGTGGTTCGACTTCAGGATGGTGATGCCAGCCACCTTCAGCACGGTGCCGTCGGAATAGGCGCCAGCACCGCCCCAGTCGCGGTTGATCACGTCGGTGGTCTGGACGAGCTTGTAATACTCGGCGGGAGCGAGCACGCAGTAGCGGTCGTTCTCGGGGAGGTTGTTCTCGTCCATGCGCTGAGCTGCGCTGAAGAGCGCAGTGGCCAGCTGAGCACCGGTGATCGCAGCCTTGGAGGTGGCGACAATCTTGATGCGAGTGCCGCCAGGCAGGTCGGTGTTGAAGTTGGTGGCGGTACGGGCAGCCTTGGCCACCATGGCCGCAATGTTGCGGTCAAAGGTGTAGGCCAGAGCGTTGCCCATCTCGGCGGAGTAGGGCGCCCGGACGTCGTAGTGGTTCTTGGCTTCGTCGATGTCCGCGATGAAGACGTTGCTGGTCAGCTTGTCGTCGATCTTGATGACAGCTTCAGCGTGCTTCACGCGGCTACCGATCAGCATGGTGCCAGGCGTGTGGTACGCAGCACTGTTCAGGCCGATGATCGGGAAGGATGCACTTTTGCCGGACGCAATGGTGCGAACGGTGTGCAGGGGCTCGAAGATGGTGGCCTTGCGGAAGGCGGTCAGCACCTCGCCAGCGAACACTTGGAGGAACAGGTTGTTGTCCTGTGCCCAAGAGCCGTCAGTGGTCGTGTTGACGACGCCAAGACGAGAGGCGTCAAAATTAGGGGCAGCCATTGCTGGTCTCCTAGAGAAGTTGGGTTGATTTCCCCGACCTCTATCTCCCTTTCACTCAGGGTGTCCTCCGCAGAGGGCCGTCGCTTCCGTGAGCGGGTCTAGGTAGTGGAAGTGTAGACACACTCTGGACCAAAGAAAAAGCCCCCTGGTCAAGGGGGCTTTGGGGTCCTCTGCAATCAGAAAATAGAGCTTCTGGAGAGCTTGGCCTGAATCTTCCGTCTGTATGCAGGATCGTCGTGGTAGCGAGGGTCCTGCATGGCGGTCACCAGCTGGGCAGTTGACTCGAACTTGTCGACATCGCCCTTGGGGGAACGGCCACCGATCAGCTTGGGTTCACGACCAGCAGTGCCTGCGTACTTGGCATGCAAGCCAGAGATGGCCATCCGCACGGCAGACATGCTGCTGTTGCCGGTGACGATCTCGTTGAAGCCTTTGATCTCCTCCTGGCTGAGGTTCTCGGCTGCCCACTGCAGCATCTCTGCGTAACCCTTCTCGCCGCCGTACTCGGTCTTGATGGAGTTGATCTCCTTGACCGTCAACGCGGTGTCCTGGGCCGCCTTGTACTGCAGCCCGGACAGGTACGCATCGACCATGTCGCGGCTGAAGCCAGCTTCCTGGAGCTGCTCGTAGTCCTCGCCGGTCAACTCACCCGACTGCTGCCAGCGGGTGTTCATGTCGGAGAAGTCGATGCCGGACTCCTCAAGGCGAGATCCGATGAACTCGCCGTAGATCTCCTTGGCATCGCCGGACTGAGGCGCTTCTGCCTCCTGGTCCTCGGCCTCGTCGGCCTCTTCTGGCTCCGACGTGGAGCCTTGGCTCAGCTTGCGCTGGGCTTCCTGGTATGCCTTCTCCAGCTCCTCGACCGACTTGTATTTGCCGGCCAAAAGCTGTTGCTCGCCTTGCTCCTGTTCTTGCTCCTCGCCCTGCTGGAGGGCTTGGAGCATCTGCTCATTCTCTGGGGAAAGGGCTGGTGTCGATTGCTCTGTGATGGTGATGGCGTCAGGCATGGAAGCGCTCAGCGGATGGTGATGGAGCCGTCTTCGCCGAACTCAGCGACGGGTGCGGGTGCGGTGCCAGGAGCCGGGCGGGCTTCAATCTCGTGAATCACGATCTCCACCGATGGGCCCGGCTGGGGCACGTCAGCCAGTTGGCCCTGCAGGGAGGCCTGGTTCGGACTGGGCTGCGGGGAGGGCATTGGGCACTGCTCCTGGGGCTGTGGGGTCACTTCCTTCTGGGAACTGCGGGCCATAGGGGGCTCCTGGCTGGGTGTAATTGGCGGCCACCTGCCCCATTGCTGGAGACTTGAGGCCGGTCATGATCAGTTCACGCTGCATGTCTTGCTGACGCAAGTCATTGGCAGCCTGAGTTTCTTGATCCAGTTGTTCCTGGGTCTTCACCAAGTTAGTGGTGTCGATGGATTCAGCGGCCGCAAGTCTGCGGAGAGCTTCATCCAGGTTCAAATACTTCTGCGCGATCTCAGGCCCCAAGGTCTGAGTAGCAGTGGTGATGAACTGCACCAGCTTGTTGCGATCGTCGCCGCGGCCGATGGCCTCGAGACCTGTCACAGGCTTGGGATTCACCAGAGGGGTGCCACCTTGGCCCTTGGGGAAGGGGGCCAGCTTGCGCTGCTTGCGCAGGATGTGCATCAGTCGACGCACCAGGGGCAACTGCAGCTCCTGCGTGAGGATGCTGTACAGGCCGCCGATGCCGGCCTCCAGCTCCTGTGACATGTAGCGGATCTCTTCCGCCGTCACCCTCTCCCCCGGGCGCTGAATGGCTGTGTTCAGCAGGAAGGCGAACTGCAGTCGACCCTCGATCCGATCGATGGTGTTCTGCGCAATGCCCAGATCCTGTGCCTTCTGGCTCTGGATGACGGTGACATCGTTGGCGTTGCCTTGGACGATGGCCCCGTTGGGTGCATTGGCCAGGGTCCTGGCGCGCGTGGTGCCGTTGGGGTTGACCAGGA